CTTGTATCTAACCCTGATGATGCCAAAGTTGTATCAGCTACAGATTGATAGTTTGGTAGATCTTCCATCCAGCTAAAATCTAAATTAACACCCATTATTCCTGTCCTTCTTGCATAGCTTCAAAATCAGCTATTTGTTGATTTGCATTTTCTTGTGTGGTGGCAACCCTGTAGTTAACTGGTGCTGGTGTTATTAACCCCATTGGTCCAGTAACTATTGTTTTTCTTCGGCCATAAGCTTTAAATAATCTTCGCCTAGCTTCGATAACTAAACTGCGGTTTGAATATATAACCTGGTTAGGTCTAGCACTATCCATTGGGTTACCAGTAGGATCGATTTCGTCACTACCAGGAACAAGAGCCACATCCACGGGTTCTTCTTTTAATATATCTTCTGGACTTCTTAATCTTTCTGGCTTCTTTGCCAGTACATATTCCCCTGTCGCATAATCTAAATTAAACATCATGCCTTCAGGTGCGGCATCCCCTGTTACAGGGTTCGTTAATAAACCTTGTCCAATATTTTCAAACATTCTTATCTCATTCTAAAGTAATTGCTAAAGGGTCGTAATTGCTATCGGCATATTTCTGCGGGGCTCTTTGTTGATCTCTTATTTCCCGAATACCCACTGCAAGATATCGGAAAGCGTCAGCAGCATGGCTGGACCAGTCATGAATAGGAGATGGCCTAAAAGATCTTTTCTTTTCATCATATGCCCTGTGATATTGTCTTAACGCTTCCAAGCCTTTTTTAGTTTTTTCAGTGTCGAAATAACACCTTTGTAGTAAAAGTTGAGCAGCGTGTATGCCGTCTTCAATAGGTAGTTTAGGGCACACACGAAAGTTGAGACCAAGATCATAAGCAGTCTCACGCCTAGACTTTCCCGTACCCAATTCACGGACCTCGATATCATGAGGGGCAATGTGATCGTTATATATATAGTTAAGGCTAGCCAAATACTTAATGTAGTGAGGTAAGCCTTCGTTGCGATTTTCGTAATAATCAATAACATTTATCTGTCTTCCTATCTGTTGAGTGAACCATATGGCGGTGCTGTCACCTATTCCCAAATCCCAATAAGTTTGCACGGGATATGCGGGGTCATATGGTATGGTTGTAATTCTTTTATCTTCTAATGCTATTTGCATTTCTTTGCCGTAGATCGCACCTGGCACATTAGCCACCCAGGAACATTCAAACTCCTGTTCGTACTGATCATCGGTCATCATGACCTTGGCGGCCGTCAATTCTTCTTCGTCTAATATTCCTGTTTCTGATGCCTTGTATAATATCGTATACCAATCATCTTCATTTGATGCCTTTTCATAATAGTCAAAAAACATATTGTGCCCTCTAGGAGTTCCTATAAACACACACCAACCTTTTCTATCTGAAAGAGCTGGTCTAATAATCTCTGGAAAGATGGGCTCTGGCATATCAGCCACCTCATCCATAATACATCCATCTAAATAAATACCTCTAAGGCTGTCAGGGTTCTCAGCTCCTAGAAGGGATATACGAGCTCCATTTGGAAGGTCGCATCTTAATTCTGTTTCATGATACCTTACTCCAGGTATCTGTTCCGTAAATTGCTTTACATAATCCCAAGCAACAGCTTTTGCCTGTCTGTATGTGGGAGCAAGATAAGCAAACCTAGGGTTAGTTTTATCGCATAGTATTGCTGCTCTGAGGACATGGTTTATTGCCATGACTGTTTTACCAAATCTTCTGTGACACACTACAACGCCCCATCTATATTTATCTAAGGCATAATGTAGTTCTGCCTGTAATGGTCTTGGCGTATATGGTATGACGATCTCAGTCACTGTTAGACACTCCTCTGTTTGGTTATAACGCACCTCCAGCCGCTCCCGTTTCTTTGGGGGGGTAGGGGTCGTAATGGCTGAAAACATACCCCCCATGCTTAATTATTTATTGTTGCGGGTGCTGATCCCGAAACATATGGCTATTTACTGCGGATAATCTACAGCCAGAGAAGATATAGAGAAGATAATCATAAGCTTGGCCTATGTTATCTGCATCCTCGTGCGTGCGAGTGCTGACACGCAGCGTTAAACACACACACTATTCACTAGGCTTTACAAGCTTCATGACTTGAGCAGTATTAGTACCATTACTCTCATCATCAGCAGTATTCTGCCATGATAAGGTTATGACACCTGTGTCCTGTTTAGTATCTACCTTGTTTGTAAGACCTTTAGGTTGCATCTGACGTGCTCTTTTATCTAGCCAATACGATGCCTTATCTCGTCTTAAAACTTCACTGTGCTTCTCTTTAGCGTCTTCAGGGAAGGGTTCATTCCATATATCAGCTATCTGATCCATTAATACTTCTGATTGAGCAGCTCTTGCTCTAGCATATCTTTCATATGCCTCTTCAGTGTCCTGGCAATGCCGCAGCACTGTTCTCCAGGATGGTAAGTGAGTTTCTTTACATATAGATGTTAAGCTCTCACCAGATACAATACGATCTAATACTTCAGTAAATTGTTTTTCTGATAATCGTTCTTTTTTAGGCATATATAGTTACCTCTAAAGCTTCTGATTTAATAATAAATACTGTTGATTTAAATCGTTGTTACTAGGACTGACATTTATAAGAAAGGGAGGGAGATTAAACACCAGCCCTAGATTACAATGTTGATAACTACCTATAATTATGAGGAGAGGAGAACAGATAGCTATCCAATGTTAACTAATTAATAACATTATTCGTATCATTCGCAACATTAAATGACATAACTGTTAATAATATATAGACACTTGCTGTCAATCAGTATTGTCATACTAAGTCAATCATTATACATTTAAACAATGAGGGTATTAAGCTTATTTGACGGATGTAGTGGAACACAAATTGCATTAAACAATTTAGGTATTAAAGTTGATACTTACTGTGCAAGTGAAATAGATAAATATGCTATTCAAATAACACAAAAGAACTTTCCAGATACTGTGCAGCTTGGTGATATTAAAGACATTAAAGGTGAAGATTTACCTGACATAGATTTAATAGTAGGTGGCTCTCCTTGTCAGGGGTTTAGTTTTGCGGGTAAGCAATTAGCTTTTGATGATCCACGTTCAGCATTGTTCTTTGAGTTTGTTAGATTGTTAAAAGAAGTTAAACCTAAATACTTCTTGCTTGAGAATGTTCGTATGAAACAAGAGTTTCAAGATGTTATATCAGAACAAGTATCATCTATATATCCTGAGTGTTCTAATAATGGTCTATTTGGTATCGAACCTATTCTAATTAACTCTGCATTACTTTCAGCACAGAATAGAAATAGATTGTATTGGACTAACATACCAAACATTGAACAGCCAGAAGATGTTGGTTTAGTATTGAGAGATGTGTTGGAATATGAACCAGAAGAATTTACAAAGATGTCAGATAACTTTCTCAAAAGAAATGGAGAAAGAAATTGTATGATTGATGATACCAAAGAAAAGGCTCACAGTTTTTCTGCTATGGATTATGTAAAGAATGGAAGGCAAGGTAACTATTTAGCCTGTGATAATGAAGGTAAGCCTACTTACAATACAACGAAACAAGTCGGTACTGCCGCAGAAATAAATGGTCATGACATATTAAAGCGAGTGTACTCAGAGGATGGTAAATCACCTACACTTAACTCAATGGGTGGTGGCAATAGAGAACCTAAAGTTGCTGTTAAAGGTGGTGCTATCAGAGGTAGATATAATGATGAGGGTAAAACTAATCAGCATTTAGAGATACGAAAGGATACTAAAAGTAATGCTATTACTACAGTACAAAAAGATAGCATAGCAGTTAAAGAAGAAGAACTAACTTGGCGTAAGCTAACGCCTTTAGAATGTGAGAGATTGCAAACAGTTCCAGATAACTATACTGATGGAGTATCAAATACACAGCGATATAAAATGCTTGGTAACGGATTTACTGTAAAAGTTATTGAGCATATCCTCAGTCATATGAGTTGAAGTTGGTAGTATAGCCTTATAATCGCATCTATAAGCTTTCTTTTAACGGTCCTATGATCTATGGCCATAATCTTTGCTACTCTATGCCAATTAGGACCACGCTCTCTATATCCAATGCCTGTATTTTTATCGTTAATAATGGAGCTGTGTGCTACTGCCCAGATAAGCCTTCTTTCATCCAGGTTGATCATTGATGATAACTCTAATGCTTTGTCATAGTGATCTATTTGTTTTGCTGATGCTCTAATTTGTGGTTTAGCTCCGCTGTCCCATCCATAAGCATCCCAGGCTATTTTGTGATCAGGCCAATAAGATAGTTTCTGCTTACGAAAGACAGCTGGCAGTATTTGCTCTATGTATGCAGCTTCAATAAAAAAATCATACAGCTCTGCTACATCATGTTCGTGGAACAGTTTTGAGGCCAAGAAATTTCTCCATTTTGGTTAACCATAAGTTCTTTTGTTGATCATTCAGGTTTGATGCATTGTTCAGGAGAGAGGCATATTTATCTCTAGATAGGTTTTTATCTAGCTGCTTGAATACACGCTTCCATCGAAAGTCTAGCGTGCCCATTTTTTGTCTGCTTGTTTTTGCTGCTGAGTAATAAGGGTTGAGCTCTTTTGCTACATCCTTAATAATTTTATCAGCTCTAGCTCTGCTATTAATAGCTTGAGAGCTATTAAGATTGCTATTATCTTTATTTCTATAAATTTGTTTGGTGGGTTGATTAGCGATCCCGCTATATATAGCACCATCGGTATCATATTTCGATTTAACGGTCAAGGTGCTCTCTTCTTTGGTGCTGTTTTCTGTAATACCTCGCTGCTTGTCGAAGCAATCTTTCCTCATCGGTTCGCATAACAATCTGTCGTTCATTGTTATTACCCAGGTACTCTCTTGGCGATAATGTGGTTGCTTGCAAACAAAACATTCTCCTAGCGGCAGCTCTGTGCCTTGCTGTTTTCTTTTCGAGACCTTCTTTCGCATACATTACAAACTCCTTAGTAAATACCATTTTTTAGCAATGGTTAGGGCAACGTCTAACCAGGTATAGTTTGATAAAGCTTTTTTTGCCTTGTTTGGAAATTGTGGGTTAGTTAGTGCTCTTGCTACATCTACTGAGCTAACATCTTTTTCTTTTTTTAATCTTTTTAGTTCTTCTGATGCAATCATTAATGCCTCTAAAGCATCGTCTATTTCATGATCTCTTGCCAAAGACTTCTCTTGCGGAAAAGAAGATAGTTTATTCAACATCTTTTCACTAATACCTGGCATTATTTTCTAAGCCACATTTTTAACATCTTCATTTTCTTCTTCTGGTAGATTATAAAAATCATTTGGTTTAACCGCACCCATTGTAAATTCTTGTATGTTCAACATGATTTCTTCAGCTGGTCTGGAAAAATCCTTGTGTTGAAAAGGTAAACAATACCTTCTTGCTACTGTTGCGTGTGACACCCCTATTCCATTTGCCAAAACTGAGTATGACATTGGCTTTCCGCCACGCTTCTTTGTATGTCTCCAATCCTCTAATCGCATCTTATTTATCTCCATGTGTCATAATGTGTTACATACTATGTGTATTTGCTTGACAGATCAAGTCAATGTCATTATTTAGTTTGACAGTAGCTGTCAGTATGATACTGATAATAGTCCGTATTGATTGCTCTTTTATTAATAATAAAAATACTTACAAGGGAGTTATAAGTGACATGGACACAAGAGCTAAAGTAAATATTGTAAAAAAAGCAGAGCAGATAGCGGTGCACAATCATATGGTTGACACTGGGAAGACACAAAACAAAATGGGAGAATTGATCATGGCGGCCTCCGAAAGGATTAAATCAAAAAATAATAACGTAAGCTTGCTTCAGGTTGCAGCAAACAATATGGGATTAACAAATATTGAGCTTGCACAACAATTAGAAAAAAGACCTGAGAGTATTTCAAGGCATATGAATGGTAAAACTCAAATCAGTATAGAAGACGCTGAAATGTATGGTAAGCTTTTAAATATTCCGCCAGCTATACTTTTGTTTCCACCTGATCCTGTACCAATAATTGGATATGTGAATTTTGAAGCTAATCCAAAAAACTTTGATCAGCCTGATATACTTGATGTTGATATTATAGAGGAAGAAAGATTTGCAATCCCGCCTGTTACCTTACCAAGTTGTAAAATACTTTTATCTAATGAAGAAGGTCATATGGCCTATGATAAGGTAATCATGCTTGATACAACACCAGGAGAACATTACTTACAAAAATTTTGTTTTGTTCGTATGACTAAAAAGTCTGCTGAGAAACACGGTGTTAGACCTATTGGATTTTATAAACCTTTTAAAGAGCCCCTAGGAAAGTTATCTTTGCTTGTACCTTTTACTGATAAAGTTTTAACTGAGTGTGAAGTAGAGGAAGTGTACCAAATATTTGCCACTGTTGATGGTAGGTCACATAGATCTGTATGGATGATCAAAGAAGACGATTATTTTAAAAGATAAATAACAAAAAATATTGTAATTGAGGGAGCTATATGCTCCCTTTTTTATTGCCTATGCCTTAATAAGTAATAGTAAATGATAGCAAATAACATTTATTATTGACATTGAATGTCAAATCAAGTTATCTTCCAAATCAATTAAAGATACGGGAGATATCATGAAAGGGAAATTATCAACACCAGATTGGGCAAGCAATTTAAATTACTATCATCATAGTAATATAAAATCAGCACCTTTTCACCTTCATGTATTTGATAAATGTTATAAAAGACCTTTAGTAAAAAAAGCATGGGAGATTATAAAACTTTCTGAAGATAAAGATCAAATACAAGAAGCCTGGAGAACTGTTAAGCTTCTACAGACTAAATCAGCACCCATGCAAGCTGGTACTACAGTACAGAAATTAGTAGACGCTAAATTAATAACAGAAAATGAAAACGATTACAAAACAGCCAAAGAAGAATTTTTAGCCTATGAGCCAGTAGATTGGGATGTGAGGGATAGTTTTAAACATCACTATTATTCCGATCTTGTTGAAATAGTTGCAGAGAACGCTATTTCTGGTCTCAAAGAGGTAAGTCAGCAGCTCGGATTAAATAAATTCCTTGGGGAGAAGGAATATCTATTCGAGCTGCCTGGCTGTGCTTTGCCGTATAGCGGTAGAGAAGATTTTGAAAGCGGTCATATAGAATTAAAAACTGTATGGCCAACAGCAAATGAAAGATCAAAGACTGGGTTTTATAAAAAACCTTTACCAAAAGAACCATTAGATAGTTGGTTGGGCCAGGTAGCTGGTTATTGGTATGGGTCAAAAAAATCACCGACTATTGTTGTAGCTAATGAAGATGATTACGTCATTTTTAATTCTGATAACTGTTCAAAACTTTCTGACGAATATTTAGATCAAGTTATGCAATCAGCAATAGTTACTTGTAAAAGACGGGAAAATATTTTGAGAAAAGCAAAAAATGTTAAAGAGCTTTTTGATTTAATAGAGCCTGATTTTGGTGATTGGCGATGGAATAACATGAACCCTGATCAAAGGGATTTAGCAAAAAAATTATGGGGACTTAAATGAGAAAAATTAATTGGGATTGGACACCGCCAAGATGGGGGCAATATCTAATGGTTGTTATTGTTGTTTTTCAAGTGTGGATGTTTTTAGGAGTAATCGGATGAGCTACATGGAATTTTTAAGAATAGTTTTTTTTGGTATGGCAACAATCTTATTTGTTATTTGGATTATTGATATGACGGTGAAGCTATGATGCAAATTCAATTAGAAAGAACGCTTTTAGATTTAATGAATACTTCTTACAGAAATAAAAGGGAAGAAGCATTTATAGATTTTCATGAAGACAATCCAGAGGTTTATGAATTGTTTGATCAATTTTGCCGAGACTATATTGGCAAAGGTAAAACAAAGATATCGGCTGCAATGATTATAAATAGAATTAGGTGGGAAAAAGAAGTCATGACAAGTGATGATGAATTTAAAATTTCAAATAATCATCAACCTTATTATGCACGAGAGTGGGTTAAGAAAAATCCACAATACAAAAGTTTTTTTAATTTTAAAAAGGTAGAGGGAGACAATGAAAGAGTTATTTGAGACACTATATAATATTGACGTTACTAAAATGAAGGAAAAGAAAGGTAAGTTTGATTATGTTTCTTGGCCTAATGCTTGGAGAATATTGGCTACATCTGATATTGTAAAAAGCTTTGAATACAAAACAATAATGGACCAGACTTCTGGACTTCATTATTTTAAAGATCAAGACACCAAGGAAGTATACATACAAACTGAATTAACTATAAACGGAATGACAATACGATGTCAGTTGCCTGTTACAGATTTTAATAATAGCCCAGTTAAAAACCCCCAAATGAACCAAATCATAAACACTGAAAAAAGATGTTTAGTTAAAAACATTGCATTGTTTGGGCTGGGTTTGGATCTATGGATTAAAGACGCTTTGTCCGATCTAGACGCTACAGAAAAAAATCAGAAGCCTGTTAACTCTTTAAATAAAAAGAGCAAACCTCGCACTGATACCAGTGAAGCTCCAGCAAAGGGAATTAAGGTTGATCAATCCTTGTCTCGCCCTACTGTTGAAGCTTCGCTGGAGACTAAAGAAATCAAACCACCTTCATTAGAAAGTTGGGATGATGAATTTATATTGCAAGATTTTGGAAGAACAACAAATTTTTGGGAAGGTACAATGAAGTATTGGGGAACACTTAATAGTGCTGATGCTTTAGTCTCTTCCATGAAGCAATATAGAAAGCTGCATTTAGAAACAAACAAGCAGTACACTATTATAGGTAAGAAAGTTACCAAATTTTACACAGATAAATATAAACAATTACAATAGGAGTAGAAATGGGAAAACCACATTTTTCAAACAGTAAATTACAATTAAAACAATCAATGAACGCTAACGAGGGTTACTCAGGTGCACTATGGCTAAACTTAGGTGATCCAAAACTTGAAGCAGCTGTTGTTAACAAATTATCACAAGATGGAAATTCTTTGGGAATTAAAATTAGCAGTAAAAATGCTGATGCTGGTTATCCAGAGGTAGCACAATTTAATTTGTTTCCAAATGCAGACGCTGTTGAAGCTGCTGATCCATTTGATGATGCAATACCTGGATTTAATGAAGATACTATTCCAGGCTTTGATGATTAATGCAATGGAAGAAACAATTCACAAAAGTATTCTACTATCCGTTCCTGAAGCAGCAAAAGAGCTCTTCGGATCAAGCAGTGAAGGTAACAGGGCCAGAGTTCGGAAAGCTATCAAAGAAGGGTCAATACCAGTTAAGCAAATTGGAAAAAGAAGTTTTATTGCGAGAAGTACAATCACAGAATTTTCTTCTGTGGGCAGTGCCTGGAGAGATTAGACTATTAGTCAGGAACAACAGCGATGATGATTTTGTATATTATCGCTGCCCCGCTAATCCTACTAAAATGAGAAATATAGCAACAAAGTTCTTAATTGCTGCTTCTGAAGCAGAAAATGAGTTTTGGAATGATTTGTAAGGAAAAAAGACCCTTATAGAAGCCCATAGAGAGCTTTTTAGCATAACCTATATACTAGTTGATGTCGTGCCTATTAATGGGCAGAGATTCGAGGTATGGGGACAATTCGTCTAGCTCTGGATTTTCTACTAATATTCTATTAACATTTTCAGTTGTTCGATCCAATGCCTTTTGTTTTTCGTGTTCTGGTAACATTTCAAAAAAAGCTAACTCTGCATTAGTGTGATCTATAAGATTAATTATCTCTTCATCTGTAAGGCCAAACTGTTTAGCAAAATTAACCATATTTAATCTTAGGTCATCGCAGCCATCGTCTTGTGGTTCAAATAATAATTTATCTCCCAGTGATGGCATAATTAATTCCCTTTATAATTTCAGGAGCAAAACGATTTTCAACAATATAGCTATCGCCTTTTGTTTTGCACTCAGGTTCAATTTTATCTAACCACCACCCTTCAGCACTTTCATTTAAAGGTGTAAAGGTTGTGTGATCTCTGTACCTCTCTATTCTAAAATTTGGATAATCAGTAAAGCATGGATCGCATGGCCCGCCCATTGCTTCTAATCTTTCCTCGAAAGCTTCATCCCCTATTTCCTGGAGGAGTTTTTCTTCCTCCTCCATATACCATCTTTTAGTACCGCCCATTATTAACTCCATGTATTGTTAAATTTATTGTAAATTTTTTGATCCCTTTCAGCGTCTTCCAACCAATGACTATAAATTTGATGAGTTGTTTTAATATCTTTATGGCCCATAATTGTAGTTACAGTCCAAAGTTCATCCTGAAAGTTTTGTAAAAGTTTAGATGCAAAATAATGTCTTAGATCATGCCATCTAAAACTATCAATACCAGATGCTTTTTGAGCTGGTATTAAAACCTGTCTCATAAAATAATTTGGACCAAGAACAGTTCCTTGAGCAGTTGAGAAAACTAAATCATTATCTGTAGAGAAATTAGATTTCATTTTCCAGACTTGTAATGCTTCTTTTAATTCTAATCTTAAAGGAATATCTCTAACACCAGCTTTTGTCTTCGGACCTTTGATCTGATTATTTTCATCAGCAGATTTGTTTACAGACAATTTGTTTTTTTCAAAATCAATATCGCCCCAGGTAAGAGCTCTTTGTTCACCCGCTCTCAGTCCAGTAGATATTGATAATAAAATTGCTAATTTGTTTTCGTGATTTTCAGAATAAAAATCAATGACAGCATTTATATTATTATCAGAAATTTTCTTAGCAAGATTATCTTCAAAGTTAACTTCATTTTGTACTAAATCATTTAGTATAAGTTCTCTAACAGGATTTAAAGCTGCCCATTTCATCTTCATTGAAAACTTAAAAAAGTTACTTAATGTGATAAGGTAATTTTTTACAGTCTTGTATGATCTACCTTTAGCTAATCTTTCAACAAGCTTTTCTAAATCTAAAACATCGATCTCATTAACATTCTTATTAAGATCAACCAATTCACTCATAACAGTTATTTTGTTAACTGAACCTTTATACTCTTTAGACTTAATTGTACCAGCTTCGTATCTTCTTTCTATATAAGCTACATAAGCTTCTTTGGCATTTGCCATTGAAGTTCTATCGCCTACTTTTACAAACACGCCATTGGTCTGCTGCACTAGAACATCTCTTTCATAATCTAATGCTTCTGATTTAGTATTAAAAAGTTTTCTGGATTGGCCATCAGCTGCGATCCATGATTTTGTACCGTTTTTTTTCTTAGTCTTATCTTGATATATTTTCATTGTCATCTCCCTTGACTATATTATGATATCTTAATTGATATCATATGTATATATATAATGACAGGATATGTCATAGTCAAGAGTGATTTTAAAAAACCCGCACTGTAACCCGCAAACAGCAATCGCAAAAACTGTTCAGAAATTTGCTGTTTCTTTCTCTGGATCGCTCACTGAGGAGGGGTAAACTGACTGATAATGGCAGAATACTGCTAAAAAGAGTGGCGGGAATGACGGGACTCGAACCCGTAAAATTGACCATTGATAACCTATAATTACTATATTAATTATGTTTTACTATAGATAACTTTTATAAACTATCAATAACTTCTTCTCTAATTCTTCTCTGAAATTTACATCCTTTTATAAATTTCTTTCTCTGAGTTTTTCTCTGAGATTAGTACATAGTTTTTTTAGAACGAGATTTAGTAGATGGCCTTACTACTGAGCCACCAAGTTTTTTAGGGTTGCCAGAACCAGCAGCTTTATTACCTGATGCACCAGTTTTTTTCTTTTTGGATTTAGCACCCATTAAAATAGATTTAGTTCCCATCATAGTTTACTCCTTTTGTAGTTAAGAAAATCCGAAGCAGTTTTCACTGACGGAAAGGTTGTTATAAAATCAATTCGACTTTCAGCTCTTGGATCAATCACGCAACATATACTTTGGCCATATTGCATTTCTTCATAGCCCAATCTTTTTCCGTAATGATCAAAGTGTTTATATCCACGAGCTCTTATTGTATGGCATACACGATCATGACCTGGCTGTTCAAAAGTTGAAGTTGCCCATGTGTGGGTATGACCACCAGCAATGATATCGTACTTAGACATAAACATTGCAGCTTTAGTCTGACCAAAGTTGGCAGCGTATTGTGATCTACCAGGATGATCATGAGCAGCATGAATTTTACAAGATACATCATTTGAAAATTGTACATCTAAACTTGCAGCCCATTCTTCATAGATAGTTTTTGGCTCTTTGATCCATTCCAAAATATCACCATAAGAACTATGCCAGAGATCGTGGTTACCTGAAATCGCTACAAGAAAATCATCACCAAGGCCATGTTCTTTTCCTAAGAAAAATTCAACAAGCTTCCATGTTTGATTTACAGTGATAGGACTATTAGCGTAAAGTTTACATAAATTTCCAATCCAGCTGTCTGCTGTATCACCTAAATTTATAACCTTCATTCCATCGGTATTACGAATAATTTGAACATCATCCATAAAACTTTCAATGTTCATTCCTGGGTTTCCAATATGTGGATCGCCCATAAAAACAATACAGATAGGTTTGTCGTGAGTAACCTTAATTGGCATAAGGTCTCTCTCATCTTTTGCTCTTTTATTATTCTTATAATTTTCAAGCATTCGTTCAACGGTTTTTTCAACAGGCTCTTCTGGATCAAAAGGTGGTTTAATATCAAACTCATCCTGGTCACCCTCCTCCAACCTATCAAATGCTTTATTTAATCTATGGTAAAATGTTGCATAAGACATTCCAAGAGACAGGGCCGCCTTACTTATATTTTTGTCGTGTTCTTTCCATAATGATATTGCTTGATTTAATATTCCATCATCAAGACTTGGTCTTCCAGCTTTATTATTACTCAAGATACTCTCCTTATTCTAGTTCTAATTCAAAGTTGACTTCTTGATCATTGTTCATCTCGATTATGTAATTGCAGTCTGTGCTTACACAGCGTAAACCTACAATTTCCATTTCTGCTTCATCTTTAAGAAATTCTAAATATCTTGCTTCAACAAAATAATTAATACCACCACACTCTGGGCAAGAAACCATAAGCTTTGGGTACATTGATAATACGTTCTTATTTGTCATTATGACCTCATATGTGGGTTAGTTCAGTATTGGGGAGAGTTTAAAAAGCTCTGTATGAGCTTCTATGAAGGTCAATTTCTTGAGTTTCTATTAATATTTATGTTTTCTGCTACTTTTTCAAAACTTCTACCAGCTACATATCCTGTTGTTCCAATCGTTAAAAGTGTCCACATTTCTTCTGGTAAATCAATTTGAAGCGGATAAGTTTGTCCGTACACCAGCAAGGCAATAACATTTAACAATGCAGCAATTAAATAATTCCAGGCAATAATTGCAATTATAACTAACATCAAAAGAGGTCTCCAATTAGATGTTAGCCAATGCTCAGATTTTGCTTCAGCTAAAATAATTTGAGTTGCACCTTTTTCTAAGACCGCTGAATTTCTAATTAACTCTAAATTTATTGCAGCCTCAATCTCTTTAACTTTTTGTTTGTCTTCAGGCAGCACTCTTTCTAACACCGTGGATATTAATGGTGAAAATAAAGTAAGTAATGATGTAAACATTTTATAAATCAAACAATATTGCTAAGAGCAATGATATAATTGCAAAGGCAGACGAAGCAATAGCAACCTCTATTCTTTTAACACGGCCTAAAGTTTCATTAGATAAGCTTTCACACACTACTTGATGGTCCTGTAAAGCCTGTTCTAAAACAGCTACTTTTTTATCAATATCTGTAACACTAATTTTAGGCATTA